TGAATCCGATTGAAGAGGCTTCCGATAAAGCGAAATCCGCATGGCAAGATGCCATGGAAGGCATGAAAGATTCAACTTCAGACGCTATTACTGATGCTATTATGCAGTTTAGATCTCTTGGGGATGTAGCTAAAAGTATAGCTCAAGACGTAGCACGAGCATTCATAAAGCAGCGAATATCTGACCCTTTGGCTGGGGCTTTAAGTGTAGGTTTAGGGGGTCTGTTAGGCGGAAGTAAAACATCCGACACCCCAGCCGTAGGCACTTTAGGCGGTGGTTTCTCACGTTATTATGACAGGGGAAGAGCGGCTGGCGGGCCAGTTGCCTCTGGCAGTACCTATCTTGTTGGAGAAAAAGGGCCGGAGCTATTCTCGCCTAAATCAAGCGGAAATATTACGCCTAACAATAAACTAGGTGGTGGAGGTGAGACAATAAATGTAACGTACTCTCCACAGGTGACAGCATTTGACGCTAGGTCTGCATCACAAGCGATCAAATCTCAGGCTGGTGAAGTCCTGAAAATCGTTGAACAAGCAATGAATCGCAGAGGGCGGCGTGGACCGTTGATGGCATAATGGCTGACTTATCCACCATTTCATTACAGAATATTGAGATCAAAAGTATCGATCCTAGTTTGGTTGCTATGTCTCATTCAGGTAAGCGGCAAATCCGTAATCGTTCAGCGCAAAGGTGGATGATTTCAGGCACCTACCCAAAAACGGATCGAGACACGTTTGATCCTGTATGGGTGTATGCCTTGAGTCAGAAGGGGCAGTTTAGCTCGTTTTCTTATATTCCACCCATTTACAGTAATGCTAAAGGCGATGTGTCAGCTTGCTCTTCTGCGGTTGAGGTCGCTGGATCTACTGCGGTTACTGTAACTATGACGGGAACCTTGAAAGCTGGGGATTACGTTAAGTTTGCCAGCCATGATAAGGTGTATATCGTTACCTCTGACCTGACTGGTAATGGTGAATTGAATATATACCCTGCTCTGCAAGCTGACACTACAGCCGCTGCGGTGACGTATGATTCAGTACCATTTACTGTTGCTTTTGTTAGCAATGAACAGTCATTTAGTCGTGGTCCTAATGATTTACATGATTACAGAATTCAGTTGGTTGAGGTTATCTGATGGGCGATCTAAGAGGTCTTGGCGCATCCTCAGATATGAGGACAGAGCTTGGCGTTGAGGCTAACAGGCCGTGCCATTTGGTAGAGATAACCACAGACAATAGCGGTACGCCTGAAGTGATATATGCAACCAACTACTTTCGTAACCTCGTATGGGATAGCAACACTTATCTTGCAGCGGGAACCTTCCTTGAAGTTGATACTGTAAGTGAATCAACCGCATTCAGTATTCATAAAACAGAGTTATCCTTGAGTGGTGTTGATTCTTCAAATATTGCCACGTTTCTCAATAATAACTTTATCGACCAAGATGTGAAGCTGTATCTAGCGATGATTGATAGTAGTGGTGATGTTATAGATAACGGATCAGACGATCAGCCGGTACTTATATTTGACGGCAATATTGATTCAGCCGGTGTAGAGGAAGACCCTGATGGTGGAACTTCCATCTTAAAGGTAAGTGCTGCAAGTCAGTTTGTGGACTTTCAGAGAAAGTCAGGTAGAAGGACCACAGATGCAGAGCAACAATACCACTATTCCGGTGATCTGTTCTATCAGCCAAAACTCAGCAAGACAGCTACGAAGGAGTGGGGTCGTGGATAGAGATGTTGTTGTTAACGCACTACTGACTGAGAACATTCACAAGCCATTTGAGTGGGGATACTTTGACTGTGCGAAGTTCACATTTATGGTTGCTGACGCTATCAGCGGTAGTAACTTAGTCGAAAGATTTGATGGGAAGTGGGATAGTAAGGAGTCCTGCTATAAGTATATTGGTGAACAAGATTTAAGTGTTATCAGTGTACTGAAAGAGCTAGGTACAGAGGAGGTAGAGTGGGGCCGAGAGATCACAGGTGACTTTTATTGCATGAGTTCTGATTTGACTCACCAAAAACAGTGGCAGTCGGCAGGGATTGTTTACAGAGGACGGTTAATCGTAATGACAAGAAGAGAGGGGTTGTGTTTGATACCTATGAAAGATGCGCCCAGACCTGAAATTGTGTTGAGAGTTCGGTAATGGGTATTTCACTCTTGGCGATAGGGTCAACCATAGCTGCTGAAGTTCTGATTACTGAGGCAGTTATTGCGAATTTGTTTGTTCGCAGATTTGCTCAAGCTATTGTTGTCGGCGCATTAACTAAGGTAGGATCTGATCTTCTTGGCTTAAATGAACAGGACACTCCAAGCCTTAATCAGCGTGGCCTGAAGATCAATACCGAGACCGATGACTTCAATATTCCGGTTATATATGGACGGATGATTGTAGGGTGTAATGTCGATCTACGAGACGTTTCTGGGGGTTCCAACGAGTATCTACACCAGATTCTTACTTGGGGCGAGGGTGAGGTGGAGAGTATCGAAGATGTCTTTTTGGATGATGTTTCTATCCTTGATAAAGATGTTTATTCTCAGACTATAGTTACCTACCCGAAAGAAGGTCGCATAAATGGAATCAAGATCGTTATCGATGATGGTTTTGGCGACGATAAGACCTTTGTCGCACAGTCTGCCACCAATGTTGATACATCTACCTTAGTCGCCAGTCTTATCTCAAATATACAAGGGGCTGGTTACAATAAGGTTAGGTGGACGGTAGCAGCGAATGGTGATGAGGGGTTGTTGTTTCAAGGTAGGCTAAAGGCCACAACCATTGATATATCAGAGTTGAAACTTACGTATTTAAAGTATTCAGGGCTGGGGTCTGTGGCGTCGCAACAAACAGACTGGGTAAATTCGTACACGTTAACTGGATCTGACGATGATGGATTCCCAATTACTTCTGGAGTCCCTATTACTAAAGTGGTGCGCGGAGGGCCGAAGAGTGGCGCTTACTATCGGCTGAATAGTTTCACAGGTACAACCACTCAGGCGGTGGATTCTGTACTGGATGCTGCCCTCAGTTACATTACAACGGCACATCAAGGTAAAGGGATTTGCTATTCCTATCTTAGATTCAAATTTGACAGAGATAACCTATTCTCTTTACCAACAATTACTGCTGAGATAAAAGGGATGAAGGTAAAAGTGTGGGATGGAGCCAGTTGGTCTACCGAATGGAGTGACAATCCGGCATGGTGTATTCGTGACTATCTTACTGACTCCATATACGGACAGGGTATCGATGAGGCGCTGATTGACGACGATTCGTGGTATGCAGCAGCTCAGTATTGTGGTGGAACATACGATACAAATGAGTTGTCTCGTCCTGAACATACAAATATTGCGAATACATTCAGATGGGCGGGTTGGACTAATAATTCATCAAGAAACGATCAAGTATCTGCATGGGATGCGGCATTACGATCTGACGTATTGCCTATTGATAGTACAGGAACCTACCTAGCGAGGTTTAAGGTTACTCTGTACGATTGGCAGACAGGACACTACCAATCTACTCCTTTAAGGTATCGGTGTGCGGTTGGTTTAAACTTATCGTCTACTGAGGATGACCCAGACACCGCCAGTTTCTTGATTAATATCACTCAATATGACGGAGACACTGGCGTAGGCACCCTGCACTACCAAGTTAAAGAACTGGGGTCAGTTGTTGCTTCAGGTACTCAGGCAGTAGATCGTACCGACGAAGGATATAGCTGGATGAATCGCCCAGAATTCAAGATTGAGTCAGTCAGCGGTACTTTGAAGTATTACATTAATGATATTGAGATCCATGAATCTACTGTAACTCCTAACGCTACATATTACCCGTCTGGTTATATTTATGACCCTTCTTTATCTGTGCAGATATTAGAGGTGCAGGGTAGTCGTACACGTTTCAGACTTAATGGTAAGGTCGATACTGCACGCGCCCCTTACGACAACCTCAAGGAGATGTTATCAGCCTGTAGAGGGATGCTGGTGTTCTCTGGCGGCAAGTACAAACTGGTTCTCGACAAGAAAGAGACGGGAACACCTACTTTTACCTTCGATGAAGACAACGTCACCGGTGGGTGGGATATCGCTCTAGGGGGCAAGAACGACACTTACAATCGAGCGAAAGTCAGCTTCCTGAACAAGAGTCGTGGATATGAGGGTGATACACTGGTTATCGATAATTCCACGGTACGTGCTGATGAGGATAACGGATTAGTGCTGGAGAAGGAGATTCCGCTTCCATTTACCACTGATCCCTATGATGCTCAGATTCTTGGGACAATGATTCTGAATCAGTCACGCAGTAATATTGCGTGTTCGTTTACTGCGTTCATTGGTGCAACTGAGGTTCAGGTTGGGGACGTGGTCTATCTGACACACTCTACACCAGGCTGGACTAATAAAAAATTCCGTGTCCTGTCTATGGAGTTTCTGCCGGACCATAATGTTTCTGTCTCAATGATCGAGTATTATGATACCAATTATGACTTCACACTGAGTACAGTGGATGAGTCACAGGCTCACCCTAACAGTTTAGTGTCGAAATACAAGGTTCTTGAGCCGTTAAATGTTACTGCCACGATTGGACGCATGAAAATCGAGTCTGCCGTTAACCTATCATGGGATGCGGCACCTGGTGGAGCATTAATTGACCACTATGAGATCCGAGTCATTGGTACAGGGGCTGGGGACAACGACAGTGATTACAGAGTAACCACAAAACAGACTCAGTACAACTTTACCGCTCTGCCATTAGGAGATTACGAGTTTACGATTGAGGCAG